CGGTCGTCGGTCCAGAGGTGCAGCGTCCAGCCCGGGTTCATCTCGACGAACCGCCGTCGCCAGCGGCGCTGCTGCACCGGCATCTCCCCGCGGCCGAGCCAGATCTGGTGCAGCACCTTCGGGATGGGCGACGCGTCAGCCATCAGGCGACGGCCTCGGTAGGCTTGATGCTCGCGTTGTAGAGGTACGCGCCTCCATGCTCGCGAGCGTCGGCTTGAGACTGCTCGAAGAGGCCCCAGTGGTACGGCACCACGTCGCGGAAGTGGCCGTGTTCGTTGATGACTCGTGTGAGGTAGCCGGGCCCCGTCTGGTCCCAGATGCCGCGGTAGACGAGGATCGAGTGCGCGAGGTCCCGCACGCAGTGCCAGAGGGCGGCGTGGCACGGGACGGCCCCCATCACCGCGGGCGAGAGCAGGTATGGACGGCCGTGCTGCTGCGTGGTCGAGCAGAACGCGCGGACGCCATCGGTCAGATCATCGATCGGCCGGATCGGCAAGCGGTCCGGATCGACGAACACGCCGCCCTCGCGGGCGAGGAGCTCGTAGCGGAGGATGTTCAGCCGCGACGCCGCGCCGGCGGGCTCGGGCAGCTTGAAGGTCTCGGCCCACTGTGCGTGGTTGAAGATCGGCTCGCGATCGTCGAGCGTGACCACACGCACGTCCCACTCGGGGTGGTGCTGTTGCCATTCAGTGCGCCAGTTGCCGAGCGACTCGGGTACGGGCGTCTCGGCCAGGTGCGCGGTGTAGACGATCTTCGGGATCACTTGGGTGCCTCCTGCGTGGTGCTTGATTCGATCTGCCACCCGGCGGGCGGTACGCCCTCCATGCCGCCCTCGATGAACTGGGCACCGAAAGCGCCGATTGCGACGGACTCGTTGCCGGAACCCGAGCCCGAGCCGGACCCCGGATCGATCGTCACCTCGGTCGCGACGATGGTGCCGCTCGGGTCGGTGGTGAAGGTGCCGGTGAACGAGTCGGAACTGGTGCCGATGGTGAGCGTGGTGTTCTTGATGGTGCCCTCGGAGCCGAGGGTGAGGATGTTGGTGAAGCTGTCGCTCGACGACTCGCCCGACGAGCTGTCGCTGCCTGAGGAATCCGAGCCGCTCGACCCGCTGCTGGCCCCCGAACTGTTCATGGACGAGTCCATGGTCGACTGGCCCGAGCTGTTGCCCGATCCCGATCCGCCAGGCCCGGAACCACCAGGTCCGCTGCCGCCAGGACCCGATCCACCCGGACCACTACCGCCCGGTCCGCTTCCGCCGCCGCTGGAACCACCGCCGCCCGACGAGCCGCCACCGGATGAGCCCGGGTCATCGGTCGACGCCATCGAAGAGCCGTCCGAACTCATGCTGAACGTCGGGTCTGTGTCGGTCGGCACCGAGCCGGATGAGCCGCCCGAGGAAGCAGCGGATGATCCACCGCTGGGATCGTCGGTGGAGCCGCCGCCGTTCGGTTCGCTTGGTGTGGGATCGTCGGTTGAACTCGGGGCGGTGCTGTCGGGTGTGCCGCTGTCGCTCGTGAACGCGTCGGTCGTATAGAACGTCAGCGTCGGCGTCCCGCTCGGCCCGGTCGTGAAGATGACATCACCCGTCGTCGAGTAGCTCGTGCCCTCGGACGGCGTCTGCGTGCTGTCGGGCGTCTCGTACGACGACTCGGGCGTGTCGGGCGTTGAGTAGTCGCTCGACCCGCCGCCCTGCGGGGCACGGCCCGTCGCCCACACGGGGATATAGAGGTAGTACCGGGTCGGCTCGCTCATTTGGCGGTTTCCCGCGCAAGCTCGTGGTTGGCCTCGACCGGCGTGTACCAGCCCTGTGTGTTGACGGGCTTCGAGCACTCCTTGCCGGCCTCGGCGATCGCGTCCGCGTATGCCATCCGCTCGAACACGCCGAGTTCGCTGCCGGGCGAGCAGTTCACAACGCGGAACCGGTGCTTCTCGAAGTGCGGTAGCAGCGCCTCGAAGCGTCGGGTGAGCGAGTCGTAGAGCACGTTGTTGTGCTTGATCGCCGCGGCCTCGCGGGCTTCATCGAAGGCGTACTTGCGGTCGGTACCCATCTTGAAGTCGCAGCCGACGAGGTAGACCTTGCGGAACCCGAGGTGGTGAAGCAGCCGCAGCGCGACGAGCATCACGCTCCGCTTGCCCTTGATGCCGAGCGAGTCGGTGGACTTCGGGTCGTTCCCCCACGGCACGGTGTCGCCGGTGAGGAAGCGTTCGTGGTCGAAGTGGTTGCTGCGACGGAAGAACAGCACACTCGGCATCTGCGCCACGCGGAACGAGCTGTCGCGGAGCAAGCCGTCCTTGGCCTGAATACGGAGCTTGCGTCCCCAATGACACACCGGCACGAACTTCAGCACGCCGGGGTCTTTCCAGCCCGTGTCGATGAACCGGCCGGGATCATCGACGCACGTCCAGAGCGTCGGGCGGTGCACGGTCCATGAATTGTTGACGCCCATCGTGACGATACCGCGGCGGTCGAGTAGTGACAGGTCGATGTTGTTGAGCGACGGGCCCGACAGCACAAGGAACGCCGACCGCCCCTTGTAGAACCCGCCGAGGGAGATCGAGTCGAAGTCGGAGGTGTAGAGCCGCAGCCCGTTGCGGGCCGGGGCGCGGTTCTTCAAACCGCGCTGGAGCGCGACGATGTCGGACTGGTTGGGACTATTCACTTGAACCTCCCCGTGACGTATCTGCCGCCGGCCCGTGTGTCGTTGACGACACCGACCCGGGCGATCACATCGATCCACCACGAGAGCGGGCGGACGGTCGGGTGCAGGTTCTCGCCGCCGACCGTGATCCGGCTCGGCCGGGTGCAAATCGAGAAGCAGAACCACGCCCGCGGCCGCGCAACGCGCCGCATCTCGGTCAGCACCGGGACCACATCCTCGGTGAGCAGGTGCTCGAGGGCATCGAAGCTCGTCACTACATCGGCAACACCCTCGACGAGCTTGGTCTCGTGCATCGGCTTGTTGACGTCGGCCTCGGGGAACGCGAAATCGACGCCGAGGCCCTCAATGCCGTGGCGACGGAGTTCGGTAACGAAGTCATTGCGGCCGCAGCCGAAGTCCACGACCAGCCGCGGCTCCCATCGTTTCACGATCGAGATCGCGTCTCGGCCGTGGTTTGATGCGCCGTAGGACGAGTTCGGTCGCGATGCGAGATCGACATACTTACTCCGCTCGTGCTCCCGACGGCTGATGAGGTCGTCTGTGGTGGTCGTCATCCCGCGCCCTCCACGAACAGGTTGAACTTCCGATCTCCGTCGGCGGGATCGGCCAGTTCCATCAGCGTCATGGCCTCGAAGACCCAGACCGGCCGGCCCTTGCTGTTACGCTCGCAGGTGAGCTGCACGCAGACGCCCTCGGGGATCGGCGCGAGCTTCGGGCGCAGCGATCGCGCCGGTGGGCAGTCGGGCAGCACGCCGGGAAGATCACAGACCGGGCCGAGACCAAGCAGTCCCTCGAAGCCCGATCCATCGACGCCGCCGTCCATGTGGTGGGCCTCGAAGCGGTTGATCGCGAGGAGCGTCGGGTCCTCGCCGCCGGTCGGTCGCTGAGACGAGAGACCCTCGGGTACGGCGACGTAGCGGAGGTAGGTCTCGCTGCCCGGATCCCCGTCAAGGCGGGCCTCCTGCCACGGGTACCGCCAGCGGTTGCTTTCGGTCGGAATCGGCTGGGCTGCCCCGAGGATCGCGGTCACACGGCCGGACGACGGCCGGCCCATCTCGATCACGGCCCACTTCTCGCCGACACCATCTTCCTTCCAGAGGATCTGGACGCCGCCCATCGGCCGGCTGGCGAGCACGGTCTCCTCGGGCTCGATCTCGCAGGTGGTGTCGAGCTCGTTCGTGATGTAGACCCGCGCCGGCGTCACACCGGTGAGCACGCAGCGCCCGAGGTCGCCAGGCTTGATCGCTTGCATCGCGAGCACGAACTCGAGCGGCCGGGAGTCCTCGGTCGCGATCTCACCTGTCAGCGGCGTGCGGCTGTAGAACGTCCGCTCCTGATCGTCGTCGCCCGGTTCAACGAGCACGCCGGTGATCGCCATCGCGTGGTACGGCTCGATGGTCTGATCCGAGTCGTTGCGGACGAGCACGACGCCACGTTGCATGATCTCCCGCTGTGGGTCGGCCACGCCGTTGCGGTCGCGCGAGCGGTGCCCGACCGCCGCATCGACGAACGCGTTGTACGCCGCCGCGGGGATGCGGAGCGGCTCGCCGGTGCGGACCTTGCGCAGCGCGTCACCGCTCATCAGTCCTGACTCCATAGAATGCCAAGTACCCACCCGGTGTGAGCGACCGAGGAGAAGCGATGGTTCACATTCGCCCGGAACAACCCCGAGATGAACAAGCGATCCATGCGGTGAATGCGGCGGCGTTCCCCGAGGACTCGGAAGCGCGACTCGTTGATGCACTCCGCGACGCGGGCAAGCTCACGGTGTCGATGGTTGCGGTCGAGGACGACCGGATTGTTGGGCATGTCGCGTTCAGCCGCGTGACAACGGAATCCGGCGTGTCGGGCATGGGCCTCGCCCCGGTCGCCGTGCTCGAATCGCACAGAAGGCGAGGTATCGCCGCGTCGCTCATCAACGCGGGGGTGGATGCGTGCAAGTCGATGGGTGCCGGCTGGATGGTTGTTCTGGGCGATCCCGCATACTACAGCCGCTTCGGGTTCACCACTGCGTCGGAGTATGGCCTTCGGGATGAGTACGGCGGTGAGGATGCTTTTCAAGCAATGGAACTTCGCGCGGGGGCGATGCCAAGAGATGCCGGACTGGTGAAGTATGCCCCAGAGTTCAGCATGGCCGAGTGAGCAGCTCATATGCCAAGCCCTCCGAAGTTACCCTGGTCGTACACGCGCTCGACGTACGCCGCGACGGGGCGTTTGACGATGGTGTTCGCGCTCGTGTCCTCCTGATCCGCGTAGCGGACCCAGAGGTATTCCCAACCCTTCTTGGCGATGCCGTTGATCGAGCCGACCGAGAGCTCGTTCACGTTCGGGCTCGCGGCGAATCGGAACGTGATTTCCCAGTCGTCGTCGGGGCCGGTGCCGCGGCGGGCCCCGGTGGCCCCGAGGAACAGCACCTCGCCCGCGGCAAACCCGCGGAACCCGCCGCTGTTGACCTTCCCAGTGAGGCTGAAGAGCGCACCCTTGTACGAGTTCGTCACCGCCGCGGCCGGGAGGTAGTGCGTCTCGCTGAACTGGTAGATGGGAACGGTGATGTCGACGCCCTCGACCGAGTCCTGCGTCACGCCGATCGCGCCCTGGAAGTCGGGCGCGGTGGTGCCCGACGCCGCGTAGGTCCCGACCGTCTGCTTGCTCTGGGTGATGTGCTGCGTGCCGCCGCCTGTATCGAAGGCGAACGTGCTCTCGCCGGTCTGCGGCGGCGTGGACTGCTGCTGGGTGTCGGGCGCGTACCGCACCGTCGCGTCCCACAGCTCGTGCCCGAGGGGATCGACTGTCACCGACTGCCGGGGCATGCCGTCGTAGGTCGCCGGGCTGGCGGTCGTCGCCTGCGCCCGCGCGGTCATGTCGCTGTCAGTGCCGCGGACCGTGTAGACGAGCTCCGCCGACGGGTTGTCGCCCGTCGTGGATCGGCGGCTCTCGAGTTTCTCGGTGACGGTCAACGGCACGTAATGGAGTTCCTCAGGTGAAAGACAGCCCGCCCGACTGCGCGGAGTCGGCCAGGCGGCGGGTGTTCTTGGCGGTCTGCTCGGTGGCCTTGGCGGTGCGCTCGGCGGTGTCGTCGCCCGCGGCGAGGCTCTGCACCGCCAGTGCGTTGAACGTGCCCCGGGCGACCACGCCGCGCTCGATCGCGGCCCCGAGCCCGGCGAGCCCTTCCTGCAGCCGACCGATCAGGTCGCGCGGCACGTTGCCGGTGGTGTCCTCGCCGGACTCGTCCTGCTCCTCACGCCGGCGACGGGCCTCGGCGATCGCTTCATCGAGCTTCGCCCGGGCCTCGTCGAGCTTCCGCTGCGTCTCGGCGATGTCCGCGTCCGTGCCCGACCTCAGCGCGTCCTGGGCCTCCTCGAACCGCCGGCCGATCTCTGCGAGCGTGGCCTCGTTCAGTTCTGAAGCGTCGTCGCGCTCGCGCTGACGCCGTGACTCGCGACCGGCGAGATCCCGCTGGGTGTTGGCATCGATCTCCGCGAGCTTCGCGTCGAGCTGCTCGTCCACCGCGCGCTTCGCGGCTTCTACGTCGAGCCCGTCGTCGAACAGCCCCTGGATCTCGAGCATCCGCTTGGCGACAAACGACGACGCCGACTGCCACACCTTCTGGAACCCGCTCGTGAACCGCGTCCACGTTTTCGACAGGAACGACGTTGTCTCGATCCACGCGACCTCGAGCGCGTGGAACACCGTCTGGGCGACGGCGAGCGCGCCGTACCACATCTTCTGGGAGGTGGTGATGAAGAAGTTTCGAGCCCCGAGCCAGACCTCGTTCAGCGCCGCGACCCCGCGCTTCCACGCGAGCTGGAGCCCGAGCCAGAGGATCTGAGCCGCGAGCTGGATGTCGCCCGCGGCGAGGGCATCGGCGATGCCCCCGGCCACCTTGCCCACGAACGCTCGCAGCTCGCCGAACCGTTCGCTCAGCCACGCGATCGCTTCCCCGCCGGCACCGGTGTAATAGAGGATGGCGACGCCGAGGGCCGCCACACCGCCGATCACCAGCCCGATAGGCGAGACGAGCGCCCCGAGGACCGTGCCGATCACGCCGATCGCGGTCCCGGCCGCCGACGCGATGGCCGCGAGCGAGCCGAGCAAGGCTCCGATCCCGATGATGGCGGTGCCGGCGATGATGAGGGCGACGCCGACGCCGAGCACGATCGCGGTGACCTTCGCGATGGTCGCGACCAGTTCGCGGTTCTGGTTGACGACGTGTGTGATGTTGCCGGCGATGCGGGCCAGAACATCCGCGACCTTGCGGACCGGCCCCTCGATCGCCTCGCCGATCGCGATGGCGATGCCCTCGACCGCGGACAGCAGCTTGCGGAACGCGCCGCCGATGCCCGCGTCCATCTCCTCGGCCGTCTCGACCGCGATCCCGGCGGCGTCGCGGATCTCATCGCGCAAGGTGTCGAACGCCGTGCCCGACGACGCGAGCTTCAGCGCCGCAGCTTGTCCGCGCCCGAACAGCGTCTCGAAGATCGACAGCCGCTCGGCGGTGCCCAGACCCTGCGTCGCCTTGGCCAGGTCGTTGATGATGTCGGCGAGCGGGCGGAGGTTGCTCGAGGCGTCGACCGCCTCAACACCGAACCGCCGCAGCTCATCCTGCGCCGCTGACGAGGAGAGGTTCTTGTACGCGCGGGCGAGCGCGTTGCCCGCGAGGCTGCCCTTGATGCCGTTGTTCGCGAGGATGCCGATCGCGGCGGCAACGTCCTCCATGCTCTCGCCCGCCTCGGCCGCGATCGGCGCGACCGGCTTGAACGCCTCGAACAGGTCCTCGAGCGTCTGGGCGCTCTTGTTGGCGGTCGCCGTGAGCACGTCGGACACGCGGCCCATCTCACTCGCCGTCAGGTTGAACCCGCGCAGCGCCGCCCCGGCAATCTCGGTCGCCCGCGGCAGGTCGGTGCTCGTGGCCCGCCCGAGCTCAGTCATCGCCTCCGCGACCTGGCCCGCGGTGAACGAGGTCGTGCGTCCGAGCCGCTTGGCTTCTTCCGTGAGCGCCTCGAACTGATCTTGGGTCGCACCGGTGACAGCGCGGACGACGCGCATGCGGTCGTCGAAGCCCGCGAACACCCGCGTCGACAGCCCGAATCCCGCGGCCACGGCACCGCTGACTGCGGCGAGCCGTGATCCGATCCCCCGCACGCTCTGGCCGAAGGCGCGGAGCTGTCGCTGGGCGCGCCGAAGCCCGCGCGTGAGCCGGTCGTTGACGCCGAGTTCGACGAACGCGCGCCCGGCCCTGATGCCGCGGGTGTTCGCCACCTCAGCCTCCCCTCACGCTGTTGCGCCACACCTTGGGGAGGTTCGGGGCTTCCTTCTCGAGCGCGGGCCGCATGTATGGGCGGGCCGCGATGCGGACCGCCTGCTTCGTGCGCTTACCGCCTCGTCGGCGCACGACCGTGGCGCGTCCGCCGAACTCAAGCACGCTCGGCGCGTTCCCACGCCGGAACCCCACCGGCCCGACGACGACCGACTCAGTCCGCGGGTCGTAGCCGAACAGCACCATCCGACGCAGGCTGCCCTCGTGTGCGAACGGTGGCTGCCCGGGCCGCGACGTGCCGCGGCGCTTGCGCATGCTGGTCTTTGCCCGCTGGCGCACGAACGCACCGGCCTTCGAGAGCGCCCGACGCCGCGCCGGATCGATCGCTCGGCGGACCGCCGGCCGGTCGAAGAACAGGTTCTTGACCCGCATGTCGATCACGCGTTGGAACCTCGGATTTCGGTTGGCGAAGGGATCGACGGCGTTGGCAGCTTGGCCGTCCCGCCCTTCTCCAGTCCTTTGTTGAACGACGCCTCCTTCTCCTTACGGAGTCGGCCTGCACCGATGAACAGCCCGGCCAGCCCGGTCAGTGCGGGCAGCGCCGGACCGGCGATGGGCACGCCGGCGAGTGACGGCCCGATGTCGTCAAGGGCCGTGAGCGTGAGCTGGCCGAGCAGGCCGCGGATCTCGCCGCCGCGGTCGATCGAGGCCTTCCACTGGGCCCCGGTCCGCTGCACGTCGTCGAACCACGCCCGGTACTCGGTCTCGGCCTCGTTAAGCGAGGTCGTGCTGGGGAGGCCGCGAGTCTGCTGGATCTCGTTGGGCGTCTTGACCTTGACCACGTCGCCGAGGTCGAAGCCGGCGCAGGCCGCGAGGCCGAGCGTGACCATCACGAGCCCGAAGCCGAAGACGAGGTGTTTGGGATCAACCTTCATGCGAGCCTCCCTGCTCGGTGTCGTCGTGTGCGTTCTTCCTGATGAACACGTCCTTGAGCACCCGCACGTCGGCGGGAATCGGTTGACCCGAATTGGCCTTCCTGGCAAACGGGTCGAAGTCGCTGGGCTTGAACGCCCGCCGCTTCTTCGGGTCGCGGTGGACGCTCGCGAGTAGGGCCATCACGCTGCTCGCGATCGACCAGTCGTGCCGCTGGCGGGCCTCGGCCATCGCCAGCAGCTCGCGGAGCGTCAGGGGGCGCGGATCGACCCCGACGACGCCGGCGCACTGGTCGATGAGCCGCCAGACGTCATCTGCTCCAATACCTGTTCCGCTTCCATCATCGCATCCGTCACGATCCGATCGATCTCCCCGCCCTCGATCATCCGATCGAGGTTCTTGTCCACGAGGTCGCGGGCCTTGTCGCGGGCGTCCCGCATCGCGGTCAGCACGCGCCCGAGGGCGGCCCGGTCCCTCGGGCTCGGGCAGAAACCCACGATGTCCTCCAAGAGCGCGACCGTGGCCGACTCGATCGCGTCGCCGGCCATCGCGCGGCCGAACTCCTCGTCGCTGACGCCGCGCTCGTCCGCCTGCGGCTTGCACACCGCGTAGAGCACATCGCACAGCAGGATCGGGTCGGACGCCAGCCGCTCGGCGACGCTGGTGTCCATCGACACGGCGAGCCCGATCAGGTCTGTGCCGGTGAGCCCCTTGACGCGCTTGAGCGATGCAACGTTGATCTCGATCACCCAGTCGCGTCCGGCGTTGTCGGTGAAGGTCTTCATGGGTCAGCCTCCGATCCACGACGGCGGCGTGTCCGAGTACGTCACCTTGGCCGTCACCGACACCGTGATCGCTTCCTCGAGCGATTCGGACCGGCTGAAGCTCGTGATCATGAAGTCGGCTTGGAGCCCCTCGCCCGCGCCCGAGCTCGACCCATCGAGGATCTGCATGCCGATCGGCGCGTTGTTGAGGTAGGTGTCCTTGACCGCGCCGAAGCCGGCGTCGGCCGTGTCCCACACCATCTCGAACTCGACGCTCGCTTCCTTGAGCGTCGCCACCACCGCGCGCCAGCCGCTGTTGGCCCGCGTCGTGACATCCGCCTCGCCCGCCTCGAGCGAGAGCGTCACGTCGCGGACGTTCGCCAGCTCGACCCACGACCCGGCCCCGTCCTGGCCGCCGGTCTTGTAGTTGAGCACGGCCTCCATGCCGAGTCGGATCGCCATCGGTTATCTCCTGACCCTGTAGGTCACGCTCATCACCGTCGTCAGCGTCGACCGCTCATCCAGGTGCTCGGCCGCGACGACGGGCTCGTGTTCGATGCTCAGCCAGGCCGCCTGCGGGTAGCCGGGTAGGCGCTTGTGCCTCAGGTGATCGCCGATCTGCTCGGCGAGGTCGAGCAGCGCATCGAGCCGGGCGTCGTCGCCCGCGTCCACGCGCTGCTGGAGCCCGACGTCCACCGTGCAGTCCACCTGACTCTGCTGGCGGGCGAGGTTCGCGGTGTTCACCAAGCGTGGGACAACGGTCACCTTCAACTCGCCGAGTTCTTCGAGGTCGAACGACGGCCGGTACGCCCGCCGGGCCGTGACCGGCTCGGCATACGTCCCCTCGTTGATCGCCGCCGCGACGGCGTCCGAGATCTCCACAATCACGCTCATGGGTCTGTCCTTTCGGGATGGGATGAGACGCTCTCGCGTCCCTCGAGGAACGCCACGCGGCGTTCCATGTCGCGGTACTCGCTGCGGAGCTGGCTCGCCTCGGCGATGAACTCGTCGAGCCGCTTCTCGACCTGGTCGAGCTTGGTGGTGACCACGCCCCACTGGACGATCAGGGCCGCGACGGCGAGGCCGGCCGTGAGCGCGACACCTGCCCACCGGACGCGACCGTTCCCGTTGCCATTGGTGGTTCCGTTGCTCACGCGGCTCCCGTCCGAACGAACTTGGTGTGGATCCGGAGCGTGCGTCGCTGCGGATCGCTGTACCGCCATGCCGGTTCATCCCCCGGCGACATGACTTCGTACTCGTGCACGCGAGCCTCGCCCGTCTCCGTGATCCGATCCCCGGCCTTGGGCGTGACCGCC